GATGAGTTGAGCTAGGATTTCATTCATGGTATTTCGGTGTTGGTTGGTTAAAAAGAGTGGAGAACAAATCGCCGCATCCAACGGCGATAAGCTCGATTGTGTATTCATGCATCTTTCCCGCCGTGGATGGGCTCGACGGTGAAAGGACGGAAATTCCGTTGCCTCTCGCCCAGAAAGCCCCACCTCGTGCGTGACAAGGTGAGGCGTTCCAATGGATTGATTCTAGGCTTTCAATAGCTCAACACGGCAGCGGCGAGCTTTAGCATGATCCAGATTAAGACAAACACGGGGCTTGCAATCATTATCGCAAACATGCAGTTCTCGAACACCTGCCAAGGATCGATTCTCAATAGCCAGTTCCAAGGTCCACGCTTGCGGTTGCGGTTTGAATAGTTCATTTTGTTCTATGGTTTAGGGTTAGTATTCAATCAATGGATGTTGAGGGAACTCAACGGTCAATGAATCAAGCCAGTTGTCCCGTGGATAGTCTGCCAGGCTAACCGATACAGACCCGTGGCTACTGCTTACGGACACAATTCCAATCCCTGCTTTCCTGCTTTGTTTGAAATCACTGTGAACTTCCTTTAACTTGGATTTCATTTTTTCGCATTTCAACTTTCCAAGCAAATTTTTAACTGCTCCATCCACTGAATCCGATTCGGCATGAATTGGTCTAAATTTCCCGTGGAATTGAATTGATGCGTAACTTTTGTTTTGTTCTATGGTTTGCATTTTGTTCTATGGTTTGGTTTGGTTAAGCAAGATGCGAATTGATAGCGTCAACATCAGATTGCAAGTTATAGGTCTGAAATACCCATCCCGCGCCATATTGTTTGCCACGATACTTCACCGCGCCAAGTTTACGGGCGATTGTTTCAGGGGAAAGGAAAATCGGCAGGTAATAACGAGGATTTCCGTTTACATCGTTCAAAATGCGCTTGAAGTCGTCTTTTGTAAGTTTGGTTTCAGTTTTCATTGGTTTTTGTCTTTCTTTCGTTGGTTGGTTGGTTGGTTGGTTGGCAAGGGATCGGACCTTGCGCTTTTCTTGGTTTAACGTGTTCTTTCTTTGCAGGCTTGCGCTTTCGCAAAGTAGAAATCTCGCTTCTGTTTTCCCCGTGATTCCCAGCCCGCCTTTTCCCAAAGTATGCTGGCTTTCAGATAGTCACCCGCATTCATGGATTGCACTGCGAGGTCGGAATAGTTGATTGCTGTCATGTCTTGCGTTTTCATTGGTTTGTTTTGTTTCGTTTGTTTTGGCGTTGCGTCTTGCAACTGGACACACACTAGGCTATGGATTTGAGCCTGACAACACTTTTTTTCATATTTTTGCATTTTTCTTTCTAGCCCTTATCCCACAAGGGATTTTTGCTTTTAACCGGCACCCAATGAGAGTGCCGGGACAGCGAAAACTAAACATTGCACGAGAGATTTGACAGATTCCGTCTTTTGTGGTTTATTCACTCCAGACAAGGTTGCGCCAAGTCAAACAATCTTCTCCGAAAGGAATCAAGACCCTGAAACGATGAAAGCGCAACTTCTCGTTTCGGGGTTTTTCCCTTTACATCACCTAGCTTGACTAGGCCACGGACGCAAAGGCCCTACCAAGGGTCAGTTGAAATAGGACCGCTGTAGGCTCTGACTCCCACCTTGTCAACCTTACGATCAGAGAGACTCAAATCGCTCATCTGACAGCATCTCCGACAAGCCCTGCGATCGCTAGTCAAGGCAGCTTTTCTTCAGTCAGTTCAAAGGTTCATCATTTCGATGCGCCTTAAAAGGTGGTATGCCTTTATGACAAGCTTAAATACGAAGTCATAAATCAATGGCAATAAGCGCAGTCGTCACTCCTGTATATCTGGATGACAATCCCTGCGTATCCAATCCACAAGCCAACCAGCGACAAGCCAACCAGCATCTCGCAAAGCATGGCAATTTGACCACGCATCTTAACCAATCCACGAGCCAACCGGGATAGCGTCACACATCACTCACAACGTGCGACGATTGACAACCCAAGTCACAACCCAAGTCAAACGATTGATTGAGGCGATACGTTGCAGATTGGATAGCTACTAATGCCAAACCGATTGGATACCCGATAAATGGGTTGCTCCCTCAAGGAAAAAATGCCAACGCACGGGGCTTGCGCTAGTCTGCAATGCTGGACATAGATTGATTGCCAGAGTGACAAGCTATGGTTGACCAGACAGGCGTGATTCTTTACCATGTAAATACAGATGCTTGTGATAATATCAGTAATACCTATTAGCACGGTCGTTTGAATTGCTTATGGAATAAAGGATTGCGTCAAATCATGGCTGGATGCACCGGGTTTCAGCGTCAAACTACTGTTCAGATTCACGATTGAAGCGGTCGTTTAGCATGGGTTAGCACGGCACTGGCTAGGCACGGGGGGTGGGGGTCTGCGCTCGACTGCTAGCTGAATCTAGATCGGAAACCCTGCCCGATAAAAAATGGTTAAAGTGGGCGAAGGAATAACTTGCAATTAGTTCTAGAACTGGTAGCAATGGTGAATGACAGAACAAGAGCAGGTGGAGGCGTTTTCGGATGATCTGGAGAAATTGATTTATCGGTATCGTGATGAGTTTGATTTGACGATTGCGAGCATGGTTGGGGTATTGGAGTGTGCGAAGTTTGAGGTGATGTTGAATGCTGGTGGTGGGGATTACGAGGTGAACATGGAGAAATGAGTTATGAGTGAGGAACTGAAGTGTTGCAGGTTTTGTGGGGATCGGGTTGGGTATGATTTGGAGGTGTGTCCTACGCATGAGTATGTGGGGTGTTTGGAGTGTGGGCGTAGGGCGCAATGGAGAAGCAGGCTGGGCAAGTATGTGTGTTTGAATCTGGATTGTGAGTGGACGAGTGTTGGGTTGCCAGATTATCGGGCTAGGGTGATGGGTGAATAAAGTTCTTGCCAAGTTGGGTTTGCTGGCTAGTTTGGGGTCGTTATGAGAAACATCAATTTACCGAAGGCTAGGGTTTATGTTCGCTGTGATGCGTTTGGGGGTAGCGACGAGGATTACGAGCCAGCGTGGTTGGTGTCGGTCCGTGCGATGAGGAACAGACCGCTGTGCTTTCAGGTTTGGGTGGATCGGTTTGCAGCTTGCTACGATAAGGTTGCCCCGCATTGTTTGTATTGGTATGAGCCAGAGGGTGATGAGTTGGTGTTGCCGTTGCACAAGGTTCAGATGTGGGAGTGCTTGTCTGGCAGTATTGAGTTGTGGCAGAAGGCGCAGTTGGCGGATGTTCCCGTGTTGGTGAACTTGGGCAAGGGTAGTGCGCCGATGGGCGGGCATTATTGGTTCACGTTGGATTACTTACCAGAGGGGCAGCATTTGGGTATGCTTGACGTTGGGGACGCTGAGTTGCTTGAGGAGCATAAGGAGGGTAACGTGATTAAGCTGGCGAACGGGCAAGTTGCTATTTACCCTAACAACAGGATCAAGTGGTTGCCAGTATCGCTTACGCCGAAGGATGCGATTGGTGCTATCCCAGATTGGGAGGCAGCATCGAACGGGCAATGGGATGAGTGGTGGAGTGATAGCGACGAGATACTAGGGGATAGCAAGTGGGCTTATTGATTTGATTTAACCAACAAAAAACAATGGCATGGATATACAGCAAGAAAATGATGGAGGGCTACGCGAACTCGCGTTATTCGCAGGAGCAGGGGGCGGAATCCTTGGAGGAAAACTTCTTGGATGGAGAACAGTGTGTGCAGTTGAATGGGACGCATACGCACGGGATGTTTTGGTCGCCAGGCAAAATGACGGATGTTTGCCAGCTTTCCCGATCTGGGATGACGTATGCACATTTGACGGACGACCTTGGAGAGGGCGTATTGATGTCATTTCTGGAGGATTTCCATGTCAGGAATTGTCAACTCAGTCAGCAGTCTACGGAAACGACCACGGCCTTGACGGAGACAAAAGTGGGTTATGGAAGGAATACCACCGAATACTTGGCGAAATATTGCCCAGATACGCATTCATTGAGAACAGCCCAATGCTTGTTATTCGAGGACTTGACAGAGTGTTGTGCGACCTTGCCTCCTTGGGGTATCATGCAAGATGGGGTGTTATTGGAGCAAACGCCTGTGGCTTGGATCATTTACGCAAACGAGTCTGGATTGTTGCCTACCGTGATGGCTTCGGATTGGAAGGGCGGAACAACGTCGATAAGAAGGGATCGTGGAAATCAGAGAATGGATCAGTGGAGGGATTATGTAAAATGCCTATACGGTATGACATACCCGCACCCGACGCATTCGGAGCTGCGAATGGGATTTCCTGCATGGTGGACAGATTGCGATGTGTCGGGAACGGACAGGTTCCAGCAGTGGCTGCGCTTGCATGGGAGGTCTTATCAAGATCAAAATAACCATTGAAGCTAATTTTGAAACTGATTGAATGAAACACGCTAGGTTGAACTGGACTAGAACTACGCAACATAAACTAAACAACGAATGATGATACTAGAACTAATTTTGTGCCTGACCATGATGCTGGTAATTTATTGGGTAATGTTTGACTGAACGATTAAACCATATGAACGATAAACTACGTCTTAACCTACCAGAGACAGCCCCGAAGAACGGAGCAATTATTCTTGCCGAGTTCGGAGACGGAAGGCTGATTCCTGCTATGTGGTGCTTTTACTCAAACGTATGGGTAAAGGCTGTGCCGACAGTGGAGGTTGTAACCGAAGTTCCGACCTACGAGCGATACTTTGAAAACCAGTCCGAGCAGTTGACCAAGATCAGGGGATGGTTGCCGATTCCGACCGATTGGTTTTTTGGGATTCGTGAAAATTAGGCGAGTGTTGACAAGTTGGCTGCAAAAGAGTAATAAGCATAAAACTTATGAGTAACACGGCATTCCTTCTGATGGGCGGCAATGGTGGTCACGTCCTTAATTCGGGCGAGGGCGCACAAACAGGCAAAACGTATCGGTGGATTCAAATCATCGAGGACACGGTATTTACCACGTTGCAAGGCAACCTTACCAATATCGCAGACCTTCAAGGCATTACCCATCTGGCTGGCACAGGCATCGGTGGGAACTTTACCGCCGTAACCGTAGCTAGTGGGACTTGCATTGCTTACGATCAATAAAACGTGGCATCTTACCGATCATTTGGAGGCTTAGACGATCAGCCGTTAATTGACGGTGATGTAGCCTTCGTGGGGATGAATCAGCGTGAGCAGCCAAACCAGCTAAGGGCTGGGGAAGTGGTGCTGAGTAAGAACGGAAGGATCGAGGGCTACTGGCAACCGAGGCGTGGGATCGAGCTGAAAAGCGGGGCTTTGGCAAATAGTGCCTACCCGCTGACCCTGCCGTTTATTGTTCTGAATAGTGCGTTGACGATTTCGACGGCATCTAGGACATCGAACGTGGTTACGGTGAACTTTGCATCCCCGCACGTAATTCCGTCTGGCAACCTGCCAGCCTATATCACCTTGGGGACACCAAGCGTAGGAACGCAGCCGATTACTGGCATCAACGCTGGATCGTATTTATTTAGCTATGTGGACGCTGACAGCCTTAGCTTTGCCAACGTGGGGGCAGATGACCCAGCATTGGTGGTAGACGCCACATACGGCAAGTTAAGCACCATTCTGGACGATACTGCGGTAAGCAATATTTACGGATCGTGCGTATTTAGCGATCCAGCGACCAACTCCGAGGAGAGCGTTATCATCGCAACGAACAACGAAGCCAAGAAGGTCTTGCTTAGTAATTACAGTGTAAGCAGCTTACCTTACCCGTATGGGAACATTGTCACTGGAAACGTGGAATTGTTGCAGGCATTTGATCGGATTTACTTGTTCCGTGCTGGGCAAAGACCTTGGGAGTATCTGCCACAAGGTAAGAACATCCAAGCAGGCTCGTATGTATCCGCCACTGGCGTAGTGACCATTACCTTGCGTGACCATGGTTTAACAACTGGTGACACAATAACGATTTCCGACTTGGGCTTCTCAGCAGTTGCACCCACGGCAGACCCAAATGGTAGCCATACGGTTGCTTCGGTGGTGGACGTTGATACATTTACCTTTGTAATTGCCACGGGCAATGGCGACGAGACATACACCGCCAACACAGGGGTGATGGTGTCCAATGGATTTACCTTGGTTCCTGCTGGAGTTTACACCCAGCCACAGTATTTCAACATTGCTGGCAACAAATACGGCGTAACCAACGGTGAAGTAAGATTTACGGTTGTTGGCAACACGACGATCCGTGCTGGAGACAGGGTTACAATTTCGGCAACGGACGTTGCTCTGCTTGAAAACGTTGTTGGCAAGGATTTCATTGTTACCTCAGCGACTTCTACCGACATTTACTTTAATGCCCCGTTGCCAAACATTTCTTATGGCTCTGGAAGCGGTTCGGATTTCATCGAATTTGGCAGCCGATACAGCCTTGGGCTTGGATTTACCCATATGCCAGCCCCAGAATGGGCGGTTTATTTCCAACGGCGTTTGTGGTGTCCGTATTACTACGAGCCAGAAGGCACGGCTATTTCACCGACCTATGCTGACCGAGAAGTAAGGGATGAAATCGCTGCATCTGACATTCTTGACCCGAATACTTTTGATTCTGTGGAGTCTCAGTTTCGTGTTACGGCTGGAATTGCCGATTATTTGGTGGCATTGCACCCGTTCTACGAAGATCGGATGATTGTATTCAACCGAAACAGCATTCACTTGATTAACGGCACGCAGGGAACGCTGGCAGACACTACGCTTCGTGAGCTTACGAGGGAAATTGGCTGTTTATCACGGCGTTCTATTGCAAGCAAAGGCAATGCAATCTTTTTCCTGTCCGACGATGGGGTTTATGGCTTGGAGTTCCTAGACGAATACAACCTTCGGGGCGTAGAAGAACCACTGAGCAAGCCGATTCAACCGATTATTGACCGAATCAACAAGGGCTTGGCAGCAAACTCCGTAGCAATTTACTTTGATAACCGCTATTACTTGGCTGTTCCGCTTGATAGCGAGATCGACGCTAACGATGCTACTGGCAATAACGCCATTTTGATTTTCAACATCAAGAACAAAGCATGGGAAAGCATTGATACCTTTGGTAACGATGACTTTAACGTGACAAACTTTATCCGTGGGCAGGCTGAGGAGCGTAATGAGCTTTACCTTGTCAACGAAAACGGAGGCTTGCACCTTACTGATTCGCTTGGTGAGGCTAAAGATATCTACTCAACCAACGTGGTTGGCAATAGCATTGCTAATGGCATCGACTATGAGCTTAAAAGCCGTGGTTATGCTATGTCGGATTACGGCAGGAAGAAGTATAAGAAGGCAACTATCCAGATGCAGTCTGACAGGGACAACGCTTCCGATGTAGATTTCTATTTTTCTACTGAAGATCCCGATACTGCCAATACAATGGTTACGGATATTTCAACATTGCTTGATCCGAGCATTGGATTGCCAGGACAGCTTGAGCCTAGCGAAACAGCAGACTTTAGTTTTAGGCTTGGCAACCCACGAGGAGTCTACGGCGTGTTGACAATCAAGCGTAAAATAGTAGGATCGACTGCGATAGGTCGTCCACGGGTTTCATCGGTTGCAGTAGAGGCAACGAAAACAAGTAGGCAGACAATTACCCAATACTAATTATGGCGATTCTTTCTAAAGGACAAACATTTGCAAGCACCGATACAGTTACCAGCACGAAGCTGAACAATCTGGTTGATAACGCTGCTTTTGTTTCTGGTTCGTCTGGAACTACTGATGATTCC